GAGCCCTGTAGCGCACACGCCATCCAGTTAGGGTCAGGTACAAGTATCTTTGCACATTCGTCAATGCTGTCCTCGTACACTACACGATAGTCAGACTGTACACCGTCTAGGTTTTCTTTAGCCCAACATAGTCTGTCAAATAAGTGTGTGCCTTGAAATTCTGGTGTTTGCATTATGCGAGGTCTCCTGTAATTAACACAGTAGTAAATTCACCATCTTTACGACTACCACCATCATCTCGCACATAATGTTTTAATACAGTAGTTGTCGGTGTACTGTCTCCAATACCCCCATAAGTATCATCTCCTGCTGCACCACCTGTTCCACCAGATGTGACTGATGCAACATAATCTGTAGCACTACTCATAGCATTAGACATGGTAAATGAATAATCGCCTGTACCGTTATCTGTTAAACTACTGCTTCCAAAACTTCCATATGTACTTGCACCATCGTTGTGATGTATCCACGCCTTTGCAGTCCCATTCACAACATACTGCGTATCAACCGTACCAGCGGTGCTGTGTTCTAGGGTATCTGCTTTTATCTTTCCTAGTGCCATTATGCTAGGTCTCCATGAACTGAACTACAAGTTTGCGTTGAGTCTACTAAATTTTCTGTATTATCCCTTATTCGTTGATAATGAGAATTACTGCCACTTCCAAATATTTCACCATTTCCAGAATTTCCATTTGAACACAGATAAACAGATATAGCGTTGCCTGATACATTATTAGTGTAAATTATTTGCTGATTTCCTGTTCCGTGGTCTGTGACGCTGGATACATTCCATGATTGTTGGTTAGTATTATTAGTAAGGTCATAATAAATACCTACTACCGCTAAACCATCTTGTAACTTCATTGTTACAGAACCATCAGTAACCGTCACATTTCCAGCAGTGCCTACACCAGTGAGTTTGTCTGTTTTTACCTCACTCATGCTAGGTCTCCAATTAACTGCCAACTATTTTCATCATCATCTTCAGGTGCGCCACCACCGCCAGTAGAACTAACATACACACAAAGCCATCTGAGAGACCCCGCTGCTCTTAAAATATTTCCATTACCCCTAAAGGCGTTAGCAATAGCATCGTTTTGATAGGCAAATGTAGAACCTGCGGAATATAATTTTGCACCAGAAAAAGCGTTAGTAAATGCTGCGGTCATATCCCCTGTTCCATTGTCTGTTACTGAAGATACGTTCAGAGATACAGTTAAAGTATTAGAATTTGCTTGTTCAAACAGCCAGTGTGCTTTAGCGGCTGCTTGCTTAGTCAGCGTAGCCGCACCACCACCTGTGCTTTGTATGGTATCTGCTTTTAATGTACTCATAGCGTCACCAATGTCCCACCGCTTTCAACGGTTAATGTAACACCAGAAGCCACAGTAAACGGACCAGTTACGTTGGCGTTCTCTGTAGCTAGGATGGTTGTATCTGCTGTGAGGGATTGTGCGTTAGTACGGAATAGGCCACCAGCCTTGAAGTTACCTTTGTTCTCAGCGGGTGGTGTAATCGTACCAGCTTGAGGTGCTAGGTAATTTACAAAGATGTTACCTGTACCAGAGGAAGGAGCAGCACTAAATGTGAGTGTAGTGCCATCAGGAATAGTGTAGGCTGCTGTATCCTGTACAACACCATCAACTGACACTAGTACGTCTTGCACAGAAGATACTGTTGTAGTTAATGTAAATGTGGTATCGCTACCATCACCATTAAACCGTTGTACAGCTTTAGTAGCTTGGTAGGAACCCGGAACTTTCTGACCAATATACGGCATACTCTATTCCTTATGAACTAATTGTGTCAACTACAGAGACCCAAACATCTGCGCTGCTTGCGGTATCACTTATTACATTGAGTATATCACCAGATTGCATTACAATCTTTGCACCGCCATCCAAAACCTGCAGGGCTGAACCTACTGGAATTGGAGCATCCTTAACAATATAGTAATCATCAGTAGCACCCGCGCCAGTGATGTATACATCCATTAGGATTTGGGTAGTTGTAACATTAGCAATATTGATACCAATAAGCGCATCGTCGGAGTTAGCGGTTCGTAAAACGACTTCGCTCGTACCAACATTCCGTGCAATGTTTCTTTCAAAATCCTGTGCCATTTCGTCTCCTCTGTATAGTATACAGTATTAATGTTTTGCAGTCAAGGCTAAAGCGCAATTGCCATCGCCACTGCAAAGCCAGCGGTTGCTCCCGACGCTGGTAAATTAGTCAATTGTGACCCGTCTACTGCTGGTAATCTTGCAGAGCCATCAAGCACAACAACATTACTTGCAGATGTACCTGTGTCTACAACTGCTGCTGTGCCTAATCCAAGAGATGTACGTGCAGTAGAACCTGTTTCAAGTACAAAGTTTGAACCATCTCCAACAATAAAACCACCATCTGTTACCGCTAGTCCAGCCACATCCTGTAGTTGTGCGTCCAAACGAGCGTTAGCTACTGTGCCAGAAAGCTGACTAGCGTTTATTGTTTTGTTTGTTAGCGTTTGAGTAGCAGATGTACCAACTATTTCTTGGTCACTACCTGCTGGTAGGGTAAGCACATTAGTCACAGTGGCAGAGTGAGGTTGTGATTTAACTATCTGTCCATGACTATTGCTTTCACAGTTAAATTGTATAGAGCCGGGATTGGTATTACCACGAACTGTTACATGGCCTGTACCCTTTGCTTCTAAGTCGAGGTCGATGTTGGAATCACCACCTGTTGCAGATAGTTTGGGGGGGTTACCTGTTGCTGCATTTGTTACATCAAACTGATTGACTGCAGAGCTAGTTGTTTGAAATATAATTTGTTCATTACCATTTTCGTCAGCAATAAAGTGTGCATCATCAATAAGTATATTATTGCTGTTAGTGTCCAAATTTCCACCAAGTTGGGGAGAAGTGTCCGATACAACGTCTGTTAAACCACCCCCTGCTGATACCAAGTTAGTTACAGGAATTTTTCTGAGGGCCGTTGCTGAGTTGTCGTAAAACAACAGTAGGTCATTAGATGTATCTACTGTGGTCTCTTGTGTTTGGCCTGTAATGACATTGGCATTAACCATCGCGGTTTCAACAGCACCGCTTGCAATAGTCACCGCACCACTGCTTGCCATTGTTACGTCACCAGATATAGCTACTGGGTTGTAGTTAGTACCGTCACCTACAAGCATATGACCTGCAGTGTTCGTAGCCATAGTGATGTCATCACCTGTAACGGTCAAGTCACCAGTTACAACAACGTCACCGCTAAACGTGGCCTTACCTGCAAGAGCCATGTCAATGTCAAGAGCAGTAATAGCAGATGAACCATCTGTGCCTTTGATAGCAAAGTTCTTGTCTGCTGTGCTTACAGTAAGTTCTACATCAGATGAGTTGTTGGCAATATCAAGGATTGATGTGCCATCGTCTTTGAAAACAACATTTGCACCCCCCGCGTCAAGAATAATATCACCAGCAGCATCTAGGGTGATGTCAGAAGAGCTATCAATCTCTGCGATTACAGGAGTCGTGAGTGTTTTGTTTGTGAGGGTTTTGGTTGTCTGGGCTAAGTACGTATCAAATGTATCCACTGTAGTCTGGCGCATTGTGCCGCCATCATTAGTTACAATACCATCTCCACCTGCGACTGCCGTTGTGCCAGCAGATGTGCCACCATCCATGAGGTTTACTTCAGCAGTTGTTGCTGTAACCCCGTCCATGATATTAAGTTCTGAGGTTGATGCGGTAACACCATCCATAATATTGAGTTCCGCTGCCGTAGCAGATACGGCTGTCCCATTGTAATTAATAGCATCTACATAAGCAGTACCATCTACGTACAAGTCCTTGAACTCTGTGCCGGATGCCCCCAAGTCAACATCGTTATCCGTTACGGGAACAATTGCCCCGTCTTGGAAACGAATCTGTTCTACGGCAGAGCCAGCACCCCCTGCGTCTACAAAAACCCCAACACGATTGTTTGTGTTATCAACAACAACCTTGTTTAGAGGCGTTGCAACACCGGGGTCACCAATCAAACCAATGACCGGACCTTCCGCTGCCGTACCGTCATGTTTGTGACCAGATGTGTTTACGAAAGCTGCAAGTACTTGGTTAAATTCATCGTTACTATGTGCAGCGGTGATAACGTCACCATCTGAGAATGTTGATTGACGGGTATAACCTGCCATGTTTTATCTCCTTCCACCCGGAGTAAATTCCAGTTGGTATCCTTTGATTGAAATTGGGTCGGCACCATCCGCATCGTCTAAACGAACAGACACGGTAAATCCACTACCCTCAATACTCTGTCGAACAATCGGCTCTCCTGATGAACCGTACACCGCTGTTCCGTATGCGTTAGTTCCGTAGATGGCTGAAGAGCCACCAATAGTTAATGGGTAAGGGTTAGGTTGAGGTATGCTAGTGGAACCGAAATCGTATCTGATGCGAAAGTCTGAATCAACCGGACCCTCGTTTTCATAGTTCCAGATAATTCTTTGCATCATTTTTCTGATGCCAACATCTCCCATTGTGTAAGCGGGAGACTCATATAAAGCGGATATGTTTGTTCCGTCAAACTTCGATGTGTCTTCCTGCTTGTATACGTACCCGTCGTACCCGCCGTGAACTATGGTTTCAGTCCCGCTAATAAACCCTGAAGCACAACAAGCAGGTTTCATTCCTATTATGTCAGCGTATTCCCATCCAACGCCGCCTTCTACACCCGATTTTATAACACCTATAACTCCTGAAGCAGAACCTACAGCTTGAGAATCCCCCGGAAAAAATAATCTGTATTGACTCTTCTTTCGGATTACAAGAGATGATATACGGTCAGTTGTAACATTATCTAGGCGGGGCTGGATTTGTTTGGATATGGTTCCAAGTTCAACGTCACCAATTCTTTCAGTACCAGCAATGGTTCGCAAACCGTCGGGAGCAAGGTAAACAATGTCACCCGATATCTCCTGAATACTAAACCCGTCTACGCAACCAATCTTTCTGGTTACAGGAACTACGGCAAAGTCTGAGAGGCTTGAACCTGTTACCTTAAAGATTGAATCTTCACAAAAAACAAACAGGTTTTCACGGAAGACTTTTATACCTACGATAACACCATCTACTTTTATAGACCCTGCACCCGAACCCCCTGTAAAGTCATCTTCGTCAAAGGGGACACTAAATATAAGTTCTTGAGGGGTAGCAGACATGCCAGCGTAAAAAGCGTGGCTTCTAAATATCTCTACGAACTTTGGGTCTGCAGGTCTGCCGGATGCACTTATATCGCTTACAGATGAGTTGTCAAATATGGATGCGAGGTTGGCACCATCCACCATAATCATCTTGTCAGTGCCGTTAAAGTTGTAATTTACAAAGTTATATCTTCCGGCACTGGTGCGGCCTGTGTCAATACTTGTGTAGCCGCTACCCGAACTCTTAAATACAGATGTTCCTTGTGCAACAATCACTTGGTTTTTATATATGTGAACACCAAGAATTGTACCGGACGAACTGCCAACTTGTGCAGAGTCAAACTTAGAAAACCCACTTATGCGACGGTATCCACCGTTTATGTCAGGTTCAAAGTTTTTTAACTGTATTGCAGCCCCTTGAGGTAGAGAAAAGGTATCTTTATCAAGAACCAGACCACCACCTAGACGTACAACATAGGGACTCTGTAGTGAAGTATCTGGCATTAAACGGCTCTCATGTAGTCCTTACGGTTAATAAGTTCGACACGCATACGATTCAAACCCTCTGAGTAATCCCGTAGTGCAAGCTGAGAGAACTGAGTATCTGAACGTAACATGTGGGTGTAGTAACGAGCGCGGTTTACGATAACGTCGTGAAATCTCTCAGGTATAGCAGGTGTGTCTGTTGCCGCCACCATGTCTGAGTGTGTTGCATAGTAATAGTAACGAATAGTGTAAGTGGCTACATCTGGAACCGGAGATAACCCTATCTTTTCGTCAGGTGTTTGATACACATATCTAGGAAGCCCCTCACTATCCCCTGACGGATTAGTGTCGGTTTCATTCAAGCTTTCAATATATTCGTTAAATGATATGTACCTCAAGGTAGTTTCTGCAGTGGTCGCAGACTCTTGAACGGTAAACGTATCAAAGTCTATTGTCTTTGCGGCGGCAGGTGGGGTGTACTCTGCTGTGCTTGCAGTTGTGGTAAAAGAAGTAGATACAATAGTAAAAGGCCACTGAACTTCAGAGTTTATGATGTCACGTTGAGATTTGTTTATAAAGTCCTTTACCGAAGTCTGTATGCCTCTGCTCGAACCAATTGTTGTAAGCTCAACTTCGTTGACTTCGCGTAGAACAGCATTTATTAGTTCAAGAAATGTCATGGGTTGGTTTGCTCTTCTTTTGTCTTAGTTTGTATTGTTTGACACCGCTGGGTAAGGTTCGTAAAAGTTTTAAGTTTTCTTTCTTGTACACGGGAAGAAACTGAGTCCTTCTCAAGTGCATGGGCTTCAAGAACTGATGGCGTATCACTTTTTGTTCCAGTTTAGTACTGTACGGTGTTTTTTCCAAAACCAGTTGCCAATACAAGTAAAGGGCTTACCCATTGAGAGTAAAGCCCAGCCTAGCTGTCTAATCAAACAGGGACGGATACCTGTCATCCGTGATATCATCCAGTGCTTCAAGTTTACTATTTGCTTCTTCCCAGCTTCCAAGAGCCTTATCCATTTCTGCAAGAAGGTCTGGATGCTCCCCAATAGCTGCTGGATTTTGGAAGTAATTTGTGAGAGTATATTTTGCACTTTTTTTCTGTGCCTCGTATCTATGACGTAGTGCGTCTATTGCAAGTTGTTTCATGGTATTCCCTTCAAAAGTATTATATACGAATTTTGAAGTTTAGTCAAGAAAATTAATTAACAAGACCAGATGCAATCGTGGACAACATTAATATAAAGAACGCGATAGTTATAGCAACTACACCAGTGAGCAAAGCTCCTAGTTTAATATTCTCCATCATCTCTTCTTGTTTTCTTAATTCTTCACGTCTGGCGGCGGCTGCAGCTTCCTTTGCAGCTTGAATACGCTTCGCTCTTTCAGCTACGATGCCTTTCCAAGTTCCCGGACCAAACCTCATGTCCACCATCATGGCTACTTCTTGGAGCTTCTCTGCAGCGATACGAGCGTCAATGACCTCCCGTGCAACAGTGTCCACACCAAACTGGTCACCTAAACCTGCGCTACCCGCCTTTTTGTTACGGTTTTGCTGTACCTGTTTTTCGCCCTCGAACAGGTTGTCTATGTAACCTGCTATGTCTCCAATGTCGTTAGCGGTTCCTATCGCAGATTTAATACCGTCTACGGCACTTTTTACAAGTGCTATACCTGCAAGTGTTTCTGCAATCATTAGGTTACTTTCGTTTTGGTTGTGGTTTGCAAATCGCGGTTATTCTTGAACTACCCCCCTTTGGTAATGGAACAGGGCGTTGACTAGACAATCTACGGGCAAAATAAAGACACCTGTCCATGTCTTCAAATACTTGAGTTCTGTTTATTAATTGAGAGTTCATGTATACGAACAAAACAAATTCTATCATTCTATACCCAGTATCCTAGATAAACCAAACACCTCTAGCAGCATGAAGGTAAAGAACAGTAACAGTATACTACCTGCTATCAATTTGCCGCTAAAGTTGGTTGAACCTATACGGATAGCAATAAACTCGTTACCCAGTATTCTCAGTATTAGTTCAAAACTGTTTTCAGTAATTTTAACGGCTACGGGCTTTTCTGTATCAGTCATTCTCTTTATCCATTTCAACACAGAAACAATTTGCATCAGGATTGTCGAACCCATGCTCAGTTATAGCTACGTGACATTGAGAAAACCATTTGTGGGTAGAGTGTACAGTAGCTCTCACCTCAATCGGATTAGCTACAATGACACAGAACATAACTACGCCGCTAACTGCCAAGAGTTACTCGCGTCTAAGCCCATCCATTTGCTCCACTCCGCATAATAGTGTCGCATACCTATTTCATCGTGGATAGTGCCGTTCTCGTGTCTTCCATGTAGGATATTACGAGGTTCAGTTCCCTCACGCATTGTTGTTCCTTGACCTGCTACACCGATAAGGTCTTCGTGCAGGTTACGTCCAAACGGACCCCAAATAGAGTTGTGATGTTTGATACGAGTCGCCCGTTCCTTTGGGGTATCCTTTTTAAGACCATAGCCACGAAACTCAATAAGAACCTTGTTTGGCCCAAGAGGTGTAACGCTGTCGCTTCTATAAGCACTACCACGAAGATTAAAATTAAATCCGGGGAACAGGTCAACCATGTACCATTGATTGGGTGGCAGGTTAGGGAAACTAAGCTCTCCTCTATCCTCAAAGCCATCGTATTCTTCGTAGTTAACGGTGAAGCTGCTAACATTAACATGTCCGTTATCGAATGGTATGTTTTTTCTAGCAAAGTATTCATCGTTAAAACCTGACACACGATTAAAGTAGTGCATGAAATCGTGGTAGAACTCGCTGTTGGTATCGTGCCACAGCTTGTAGTTTGTATCTATTATAGCCTTGTGGTAGTGAAAGACTTCCATCTCTTCAGTGTCGATAGCATCCGCAATACAATCAAAAGCACCACAGGTCCACTCCTCTACTGACATGGTAGGATTGGGGTCTAAGGTAATCCAGACCATACCACCATGCTTTACTTCGCAATGTAATCGTGGTTCAGAAGT